ATAATCTACTTTGTTTTACTGAATAAATCAAGGCTAGGCATCATAAGCGTAACGTCCTTTTTTATGTCCTCTTCTGGTACACCTTTTGCCTTCCATTCCTGGTCATTTTTGTACTCTTCACCGGTCTTTTTATTTGTAATTTTTTCTATGATTTTCTCTGGTTTTATAACTTGCATTATGTCGTTACCTCTCTTGGCTGTATTTGTAGTATCGAAGCAATAACATGTAACTCATTAGCGTCACTGGCTTGCACCTTTAACACTTCACTCTCTTCAACCACTAAGGGCTGAGTCAGAAGTTCAGTAGTTGTATTCGATGCTACTGCTTTGGTTTTAAATAAAGTAAACACTGTGCCACTTGCATTGGTTAAGGTTACATCAAGATTACAGCTAGATCCTGAGTCATTAGCCACAAGCAGTGATTTAACTAAAGCAACATTTGCAGACGGTGTTGTATATAACGTCGTGTTATCTGTTGTGGTTAAATCGACTTTTGCATTTACGAAACTGTTAGACATTAATTTAAAAAGAAGTTTTGTGCTTCTACCTCATCCTTTAGTTCTTGTTGAAACGTTGTGTTAAGTTTTTGTATTACCGCATCAAGATCTCTAACTTGTGAATCAGCTACATCTTGTCGATATTCTTTACTAGGTCTTGTTAATGTTTGTACAATTTTTGCCATTATCTTCTTCCATCCGGTTGTAGATCTAATCTAAAAGTTCCTAGCTTCCAGTCTTGACCTGAGCTTGTGTTTTCTACTTTTAACGATACTGCTCTTGCTCTTGCACGAGTATCAACTTTTGAGGTGCTTGATGTAATCGTAAAAGGACCTAAAGGTGAACTAGCTTGTGAGTTGTTCGAGTAGTTTCTTAAATTTAATGTTATTTGTGTATTGCCTGTTTGTGAAACAAAGTCTGGAACAAATCTTCTAATCTTCATAATCACTTCTCCATCGCCCCCTAAACTCTCACCATTAATATCATAGTCTCCTGATTGTATGTTTGCAGCAATCGCTGTAATCGCAGTGGTGGTAACATCATCTGTACCTTTTTCATGTTCATAGTAAACTGTTGAACCATCTGTATTTCCAACAACATCAAAAGAACCGTCAACCGAAATACTATATTCGGTTGCATGAGGTAAACCAAATACAGAAGAATCAACCCAAGTTGTTCTTGCAAGTGTTCCTGTCGTCCACACCGGTCTTTGTGCTGATGAGTCTAGATAATTATAAGTTACCATTCGGTTAACAACATTTGATGTTGCTGTACAATAGAACCAGGTAATTTCTCCAAACAAATTATTAAGTCCAACGTTAATGAGTTGAGCTGCTGTTGTGTTTAAATTATCATAAATAAAATCTTCAACTAAACAAACCATCGTTTCTAAATTACCAGCGTATTTAAAGAATCCATTTTCTGACATCCAGTAAGCTGTACCATCAACTTCAATTGCTGCATTCTGACCAATCAAACCACAGTTTGTTCCAACTTGTTCAAAACCAAATGTAAATGGTGGCCCAATAAAACGCATCGTAAATAGTGCGGTATCCGTCCAAACATAAATTGCATTTCGACCACGAACGGCTCCAATAATTCTAGAGCCATCTGCTAGTCTTTGTGTGCCTGCTGTATTGGTTGCCGTTGGGGTGTAAGTGTTAATATCTTCTTGAGAAGAGAATCTAATAAACATTTCATCTTGAGTCGTCTTATCTCCAATGGTTGTTTCGGTTCCAAAGAAAACTAAGTGTCTGTCTGGTGTTGAGACCACCATGTCACGTGAAGCAGTTGGTGCTCCTGATATAATGGTTGCTCGATTACTAACTGCATTCGCTGCATTTGAATCCCATTCAAACACTTCACCATTATGAATCAGTGCAATAATCTTATCTCCAAAATTATCAATCGACCATAAGCCAGGATCCGTAACTTGGTCACCACTTGCAGCTTCGCCCCAAGCAACAAAGTCAGAAGTATTTTCAATCGTTGCACCTGCTGAGTGTGCTGCTGCAGTTGTGTTTCTTACTTCTCTTGTAACACCTGTTAAGACGTCTGAAGTAATTCCTGTGTAAGATATTTCTTCCGTTCCAATTTGAATAAAGTTTGTACCTGATGTTGGAAACTGAGATGAGTCTGCTAATTGTATACCTGTTGTTTGTGAGTCATTGATTGCGCCAACTAAAGTCGTTTGTGCATTACCTAAAACTTCACCACCCCAAGTTCCTAGACTCCAGCCTAAAGCAGGAGTTTGTTGTGCTGGACCCACAGGATAATAATGTCTAACTCGAATACCACCGGATGCCGTTGCACCTGAACCTGTTTCTGCACTTGGCATGGTAACTGTTATAGTGGTTGTTGTTGGCACAGAAGTCACCATAAATTTTTTATCATCAAAATCAGATGCACTGTAATTAGAATTAGTGATGGTAGAAAAATTATCTAACAGGACAATGTCATTTACATTAATGTTATGCGAAGTAGAAAATGTAATGGTAACAGAGGTTGATCCGTTTGTGGTTGTGAAAGCACTTGATAAAGTGTTTGTCGATTTAATCGGATGAATATCATAAAAGATACCTCCATTAAATGCATATAAAATTCTGTTCGTGCCTAGAATAGAAAATTTACTACCTGACTTATTAACAATGTGATGTGTTTTTCTAACCGCACCTGTAAGTTTATTTTCTCCAAGTTGAGCCCAACCACCAATTTTTTCTGGTGTGTTGTATCTAAATCTTACATTATCACCATCAATCCACTGTCCTTCCGCACCTGTAGCTGTGACTTGTTTATTAAATCCAGGTAAGAATTGTATCTTCTGTAGCATCAATCATCTCGCGTTGTTCGGTACTTTATTAGAATTTACAAAAGGTGACTCGGCAAATGCCATATATATTAAGGTATCGGTATTATTATTAACTGCACCTGTTGAGGCTCTTAATTTAAAACCATTAGATAAAAAGTCTAAAGCATAACTTGTAGATGATGCTTCTGCTGAATCTGCATTAGGTTTTAAATTAGCCTGAACTTGGTTAAATGATGATCTTTTATTATCAAACATATACCAATCGTCTGCTTGATTTATATTATCTATAATAACAAAAGCAGGTTTAAACCCAGTATAGACAAATGGTCCATCTGCATTTCCATTACCTGTATAGCTTCCAAACTTAGAATAGCCTTTTTTCTCTGCGAAGCAGTAGGCTATTATATTGTCTGTATTTTTATTTGTATCTGTACTTGTTCCAATACTAAATACAGATGATGTTGGTTCTGTGTCATTGAATGATGATGTTTCAGTTGTTGCTGCAAGAGTTAAGTTTAAATTCAACTGTTTTGTAGCACCTAGAGCTTTATGATAAACTTTCCAATTTCTTGTTCCATCATCTCTATTTTTAAAAATAATTGCACCTATATCTGAAGTACCTAATCCATGACCCACAGTCGCATTAGCACCTGTTCCTGTGTAAGACACAATACTAAATCCTGATGTAGTATTAGCTGAAACTGTTGATGTAATAGTTCCGTCTGTGTTTGATGAAGCTGTGCCACCAGCTAACCAATTCCATGCACAATAATTATCTCCTGAAGCGTTCCAACCAACTGAATTAGTATAACCTACAGTAAATCCATCAGATCCTATTGTATTAACACCGTCATTATCTCCTTGTGCAGATTCAGCGGCAGTATCGTTTCCTTGTAAAAATAAAAAATTTGAACCACTTTTTCCTCTAACTGAATCTTGAAATAAATGAGAAGATGCGGCACTTCTATTTTTTATCCAAATTAGATCAGGTTGAAACCCTACACCCGTAATTGCATTAGATGTTGAATCGTCTCCAGCATACAACACCGTGTTAAAATATATAGTCGGATCATCTATAGTTGTATAAGCCATCTATCCTCCATACTCCGATAAGTTTTTAGAACATAACGCAAAATATCCTGAAGGTACAGCATATTCAAAATTACCAAAACCTTCACCATCTGCGTTGCCTGATGAAATTGCAAATGGTGGAGAGCCAAAATTCCATTCTGTCGTTCCAGTTCCAGAATAATTAGAACATTTAAAACCAAACGTATCTCCAGTCACTCTAGTAATTGTTTTAAAACTATCTAAATCAGATGAAACAAAACCACTTCCGTCAGTCCACCATGACCCATTTTTACCGAGATATAATCTGTTATTATCTAAATCCATAGCAAACATAATGATACTATTATCTGCAATCGCTGTTCCTGCACCGACATTGGTATCAGTATCAGAACCGCTTACACTAATTGTACCATTACTACTTCCAAATAAAACTATAGAATTTGTATTAAAAGTATTGCTACCATCCATTTGAGCAATTCCATTAGCGGCAGTGTTGTTTACATATTTAGCTTCAACATACCATTTACCAGAACTTGCACCAAAAGTTGTTCTAGATTGTTTATCTGTAGTCATTTTAAGATTACCTTCTGCAAATGTGCTAGTACCACTTGTTGCAACATCTAAAGGATTTAATGTTGCAAAATTATTTGTGCAAGTATCTGTAGATTGATCTGTTGCGGCTAAATTAGATGGAGTAAAATCATTGTTGTTTCCAGATACATCATTCCCTAAAGCAGAACTATCTTCAAAATCTAAATGAAAACCATTTGTACCAAAGGTTAAATCTGATACATCTATAGGTTTCCAATGAGTAGGTGAGTCCTCATCAAATTCTCCAAATGATGTTGGGTCTAGTTGTTGTCCATCAATTAAAACCACTTCGCACATGTACCCATGAAAACCATTATTTCCTAAACTATTAGCGTCTGTACCAATTACATTATTTTGACCAGATGTATTTGCTTCTGTATCATGGTTTTGACTAGGATATGTTTCTGTACTAAATGATGTTTCTTGTACTCCATTTATATATAATTTTACTCTATTACTATCTGTGCCTTGTGTTGTATCAACTGCAACTACTATATGATACCAAGCGGACACATCTCTAAATAATCTATTAGTAATTAAATAAAAATCAAAACTAGAACCATTATAATCATAGACCCAAATATTTTGATTACTAAAATTTATTCTAATATTGTTTAAACCAGCGGCAAACATATTTTGATATTGTTGAGTTGTATTTGCTCTTTTAACCCAAGCACTAAAAGTCCAAGTTCTTCTATTTCCTGATGATGATACACTTCTTGAAAGGTAATCATCACTTGCATCTTCAAACCTACATGAATTAGCTACGTCATAACCTGTGTCTTTGATAGAGTTAGTGCCTAGAATTAATGGTGCAGACATTAGTTCTCCAATACTGGAAACTCGCCTAATGGTCTTGTTACACTTCCATCTTCTTGCTCAGTGTAAGTATATAAAGTTTTAAGAGCATCAACATCAGCCGCATTATTAATCGCTGTTTCCATTTCATTTGATTTGGTTCTTACTGCTGATCTAAATGTTGTGATATTAGATGGTACAGAATAATCAGATACTTCAGTTGCTTTGACAACATACCAATCTGTGGGTGCTAATAAACCTTCAGCTTGTTGTTTTACATTTCTTTTCTTTTGTGTTTTTAAACCTTCAACCTTTACATCTCCAACTTCTTTATCACTTGGTAAATCTCCATTATCTGAATCTGCTTGAGTCCATAAAGTATCTGCAATATTTTTAGCGGTTGCAGTTCCCCACGATCTAGTCACTTGTCCATCTGCAAAAGTAAAAGATTCATTTGTGTTAACATAATATTCTTCATCTTTAAAATTAGATGAGTCTGTGACCACTTCATAAATACCAATCGCTTCTTTTTCAGCTTTAGTCCAAAGTTGAAATATTTTAGCTGGGTATCTTACATCACCAATCACTAATGATTTTGGTTGAGTGATGATTTTGTTTATTGTGTTATCTATTACTAATGCGTACATATTTTAACTTTCACTTAAATTTAAGGTTCTACCTACTTCTTGCCATACAGCTCCATTGTATCTAAAAACTAATATGTCAGTTTTGCCGTCTGCTGAAGTAAATGTTGGTGCAGTGGATGCTGCAAATTCAAATACAGTATTAAATGCGATTGTGTGTGAACCATTATAATTAATTTCTAAACAAATAAATGACCCTTCAGTATTATTTGTAGGTGCAGAAAATGTCGTGTTTTCAGTCGTTAAATGATATGCGTTAGGCTTTGCTTGTGCGTCCCAAGCTACTGCATTTGAAGATGAAGTTAATGCTTGTTGAGGTATGTAAGCAAGATCATTAAACTTAATTGTCCCTGTTCCATTTGTTGTAAATTGAATATGACCATTAGCACCATCTTCTAAAGTTATGTTTCCAGCATTGGTACCATTGTTTGTGTTTAAAATTAAATCCCCTGTGCCTTGTGTTGTTAACGTTGCATTTGCATCGTTATCTCCAATTTGTATGGTGTCAGCACCTAAATTTACATCTCCTGTACCGTTTGGAATAATATCAATATCCGCATTTGAAGTAGAAACGATATCTTGTCCATTTACATCTAAGTCACCACCTAATTGCGGTGTAGTATCTTCAACTACGTTTGCAATACCGGTTCCGATTGCAAGAGTTTTAATATCTGGATTTGTACTATCATTAGCTGCAGCAAAAACAATTTTATCACCTTTATCTGTCGCTGAGAAAGTAAATGTAGATCCTGAACCACTTGCATATTTAAATTGAACAGTATGAGATCCTGAAGTTGAATTTCTTAAAATATAAAAAGTTTGTACATCAAGTGGGATAGTTACAATTTGATTTCCACTAATAGTGCCTGTGAACTCTATCATTCTGTGAGCAAGCGTTGCTCCAGTTGATCCATCAGAAACACTTAACGCTGTGGTTTGAGCACCACCGGCTATTGACTGTTGAGTAAATCCTCCAAGAATTTGTTCAACAAGTTGTAAATTTGTATTTGTCTTTGTACCCCAAGTACCAGCGTTTTCACCTGTTGCCTGTAATTCAACACCTAATGGTGTATATGTTGAAGCCATTTTTTCTCCTTATGCCACGTCACTATAACTTGTATTTGATCCTGTTGCAACATTGGAATACGTATCATTTGATCCTGTTGAAACATTAGAGTAGCTAGAGTTTGATCCAGCTGCAACATCCGAATAGGTATCATTCGAACCTGTTGAAGTATTAGAATACGATGTATTTGAACCAGTGTCAATATTACCAAAAGCTTGAATACCAATAATTCCTAAAGTCGATGTAATTTGACTGGTTAAAAGACCTTGAGTAACATCTGTTAAAGTTATTGAACCTACCGCAGAGGTTGCTGCTATGCCTGTTAGAGGTTGACCTGTTTCAAGAACTGTTGAGCCTAGACTAAAGGTTGCAGCAATTCCGGTAATTGAAACAATTTCAGCATTGTTAATTTCAATAGATCCAATTGCTGTGCTTGCTTCTTCTCCTGTAATTGGAACACCAATTTCTGGTACCGGAGTTCCAAGTCCCGATGTTGCTGCTTGACCAGTTATTGGAACAGTATTTTCTAAAGTAATAGAACCTAATTCCGTTGTTGCTGCTTGACCTGTAAGTGCAATCGTTGGGCTAATTGCTGTAACCACAGATCCAATTGCTGTTGTTGCCTCTTGGCCACTTACAAGTTCACTTGTTTGAAGTGTAGTACTCCCTAACGTAAATGCTGCTTGTAAACCAACTGCATTAATAACTTTATTATTAGAATCTCCATAAGCAAGATCACCCCAACCTTCACGACCCCAACCTACAAGAGTGCCTGAATAATCTAAAACAGGTGTAGCAAAGTCTGCTTGTTGTCCTGTTGGCACAACAATTTCTGTAAGAGCAACACTAAGGTCATCAACTTCACCTGTCATAAAGTCACCAGGACCATTCATGGTCAAGATGTAAGTCATTTCATGACTTAGAGAACCTACAGCAGTGGTTGCAGATTGACCTGATAAAGAATATGAAAATTCTAAAGTAGAACTACCTAAAGAAACTGTTGAACTTACTCCAGTTAATGCAACAACGGAAGCTATATCTATAACTGAAGTTCCAAGTGAAGTTGTTGACCCTTCACCTGTTAAAGAAACAATAGAAGTTAAATCGAGTGTAACGCTACCAACATTTGTGCTAGCTTGTAAACCAGTTAAGGTTACAGTTTCATTTGCAAGATTGCCCCATTCACCATCGTTCCAAGATTTTGCTCCATAACCAGTAGTAAGTAAATCACTCTCGTTCCAGAAAGCTTGGCCCCAGGTAAATCGTCCCCATCCCGACATGGGTTATCCTCTATGCGATTCTAATGATCGCGTTAGATGCGTCTGCTGTTGGAAATTGAATTGTAAAAGTTCCGCTTGATACTGTTTTATCACCACCGAAAGCGATAACAGCAACAGCTTTGTTAGACTGCGAAGAGTTATAGATTAATGCACCATTAGCTGTGAAAGATGCGGAAGTAAAACTCACATCTGCAAAATCACAGAATGCAGTTGTTCCAGATGTGGTTGGTGTAACACTTGTTAAAGTCGCACCACCTGAACTGTAGGCAGAACCAGATGTATTTGAAATTTCGTTTGAAGATGAGAAAGCAGTTGTCGCTGCACCTAAAGATGCATCACTTGTATATAAAGCGATCTTAAAAGTATTTCCAGATGAAGCAGTAAAGTTATGTGTCCCTACTAAAATCTCTTGTTTAAAACTTGTGCATATTGCCGATGTAATTGCCATAAAACTCCTAACTGTTTGGCTGTTTTGATTGTAAAGGAATTCGCATAGTTCCGTCTGTGTAATCGTCTCTTCTGCGTCTTCCAATTTGCTCCACAGCAAACTTTTCTACTTCTTGTTTATACTTGTTTTCATACAATTGCAACATGTCTTGTGGGCCTTTTAAATAAGCATAAGTTTCTGCTAAACAGCAATATAAAAGTCCATTTGGGAAATTTAAGCTAATATAATTAGTGGTATTATCTGAGGCTAAAGTAGCTGGCATTTTATTATAGTGCACTCTAAATTTATAAGTTGCGTCTGGAACAGGAGCAAACATCATTCTTCCAGAATTAGTATCACCATCTCCAGTACCACCACCAAACATGGCATAATATTTAGGCTTTCCTCTTTTAGCAGACTCAGTCGAAGGGACATATTCTTGTAAATAAGTGATGTCTTTTTTCTCTAGATAAGTATTAGCACCGGTGGTAGCGCTAGTAGAATCATAGACTTGAATAGCTCTAATAAACAAAGCTCCTCCAGGAGCATTGATAGTTTCTTGTCCAACAACTAAATCACCTTCTTGTTGTTTTCGATCTGCATCGATTGGAACATCACGCATAATTCTATACTGAGCGTTTAGAATAATACTTTCCAAAGTGTCGGTGGTTAAAACATTTGAATCTACTTCAGTGTAGTTTCTAATTTGTGTTACTAATCCGCTATAACTTAATCCTGCCATTATGGTGTTAACGTAACGGGTCCTGCTGTCACCGTCATTCCGCCTCCTTTTTCAGTTACA